ACACTAGCAATGGCAGCAGTAGCTGGCTTTGCTGGTCCATTACTAAAGTGGCTAGATGCGTCAGCTACAGAGTTTGGTCGTGGGTCTAAGTAACCCATAAGCGCGAGGCAAACTAAGAGGCTCACCCCGAAAGGGGTGGGCTTCTTTTTTTATGCCGTTTTACGGAGCATCAACTGGGCAAGGAACTGTCACTAGATTGCCACAGTTAACACAGGTAGCATCCAGGAAGTACCAGACAATCTCGTAATCTTCAAAGGTACACATCACGTTAAAGACCTGCGACCCACAGGTACACACGTGGATAGGTCCCAAACCCCGTAGATCAGCCCCAAAAGGCTTAGGAAGGGTATGTTTAGACCAGAGTCTAGGCAGGGTGAGTAGACGGAACCACACAGACGGACGGCTAGGAGCTTCGCTCCCCGCTTGAGTAATTCGCCTCACGGCTCATATGGTAGCCATAACTGGTGTCGCTAACGCGACGACACGCCGTTAGGTGTAGCCTAGCCCAATGACCACAATCGTTGGAGTAGAAGGAATTGACTACGCTGTTCTAGTAGCTGACTCTCAGATCACCGAAGACAATTTAGTAACGTTAGCCGTTACTACTCCAAAGATTGTTGAGGTCGGTAAGTATCTCATTGGAATCTCTGGTGATACTAGACCAGGTGACATTCTTGCCTACAACTGGAAACCACCGCTCTATCGTGGTGAAGATTCAGTGCAATTTATGGGAAAGAAAGTTATACCCAGCATCAATCAAGCGTTTAGCGATAATAACTACGACTACAATAAGGCGGACAAAGATGGTGGCTTCGATTATCTCATTGCTTTTAACGGTAATATCTTTCGTATTGCTTGTGATCTCTCTTTTTTCCAAGCAAATCACGGAGCGTACGGTATTGGTAGTGGGGGCCAGCTTGCTCTTGGCTACCTGTATTCAGCTATCAAGCCTGATGTGGACGTAGCCTACGCAAAGAGACACGCCCGTAGGGCAGTTGAAATCGCTTCGGTTCTTGACGCTAACACTGGTAAGCCTTTACAGTTGGTAGTCCAGGAAAGGATTTAGATGACAGACCCAAAGGAACTATTACTTACCGCACTACGTGCAGGTGATGCTAAGCGTTCACGTTCTACACAGGTACAGATAGGACCATCGGAGTTAGGTGGTTGTCGTCGTAAGGTGTGGTACCGACTTAACGATCAACCCGAAACTAATGACAACGAGATGAAACTTGCTGCCATTATGGGTACTGCTATCCACGCAGAAATTGAACGAGCACTAGCAGATAACCCAGATGTAATGATTGAAACATCAGTTGAATACAATGGAATGAAAGCACACATTGACTGCTACGTACCAGGGACAGGTGATGTGATTGACTGGAAGACAAGTAAGGTTAAGAACCTTTCATACTTCCCATCAACACAACAGCGTTGGCAGGTTCAGACCTATGGCTATCTACTAGCAAAGAACGGTCACGATGTAAAGCGTGTATCGCTAGTTGCTATAGCTCGTGATGGTGATGAGCGAGATGTCAAGGTACATACAGAAGATTACAATGAAGCAATGGCATTAGAAGCACTGAGTTGGTTAGAAGGTATTAAGGCATCAGAGGTAGCACCAGAACCAGAGCGAGAAGAAAACTACTGCAAGTTCTATTGCAAGTTCTATGACGCAAGTGGGCAGATGGGATGCGTTGGTCTAAAAAAAGAACGTATCGCTAGTGAAGAGGTGTTAATCCAAGACAAGGATGCCTCAACCAATGCACTGAAATACTTACAATTAGATGAGCAAATTAAAAACTTGACAAAGCAAAAGGATTCACTAAAGTCTTCCCTTGAAGGTATCGCTGGAGTTACTGATACTGGAATACAAGTCAAGTGGTACAGCATAGCTGGACCTACATCAGTAGACAAAGATGAAGTACTTGCTAAACTAGGTTACGTACCTACCAAGCAAGGTGCAGATTCATTACGGTTAACAATCAAACAATCTGGAGGAAAGTAAATGGCTGCAAACGAAAACACAAAGTTCCAAGTAAACTTTAAGACAAGTAGTGGAACATTAATTAATCTTTATGCAACTGATATTAAGGAACTAGAGACAGGTCTTACTGATCTTTCAATGGTTGCATCTCTTATCAAAACTACCGATACTGAACTCAATGGTGGTAAAGCACCAGCACCAACTGCTGAGTCACTGGCACAAGCTTTCAATGCAACACCTATTGCTGCACCTACTGTTGTTGAAGGTCAAGCACCAAGCTGTAAGCACGGTGTAATGAGTTTCCGTACAGGTACTTCTGCTCGTGGCCCTTGGAAGGGCTGGATGTGTGCTGCACCAAAGGGTGCAACAGATAAGTGCGCAACTATCTGGGCTTAGTAAGTGCGGGAACCACACGAGTTTGAGGTTCCTTTATGTGCTCAAGTAGGTGGCGATCTCTTCTTTCCTGACAAGGAAAACGAAGGAAAAATGGTTCGCCTAAGTATTGCATCAGCTAAATCAATCTGTCGTGGTTGCCAGCACATTACTGAGTGTGCTGAGTGGGGTATTCGTAAAGAACGCCACGGTATCTGGGGTGGACTCACCGATGGTGACAGACGAAAGATACGCAAGGCAAGACACATAATTCTGAATGAGGAGAAGAGTGCTTAAACTTTCCCGCGCTTGGAGTGGAGTGACCACAAGGGCTACACCACTACCTGATGTGTGGAAGAATTTAGTTAAGCAATCTATCAAGTTTCGTCGCGGTCAAGTATGTATGGTAGCTGCAGCACCTAATGCTGGTAAGTCAATGTTCGCATTGATCTATGCAATAAAAGCAAATGTGCCTACGCTTTTCTTCTCTGCTGATACTGACACCGCGACAGTTATGATCCGTGCTGCTGCACACCTATCGGGCCACAGTCAGGTTACTGTGGAACATAACATAGAGAAACAACAAAATTACTACGCACCATACTTGGTTAAAACATCACACATTCAATGGGTCTTTGATTCTAGTCCGTCTCTTGATGATATTGAGATGGAGATAAAGGCTTACGTTGAACTCTATGGAATAGCTCCAGAGCTAATCGTTATAGACAACCTAATGAATGTTGCTGCCGAAACAGACAATGAGTGGGCAGGGCTACGTGCAATTATGATGGAGTTGCACGATATGGCACGTAAGACAGAGGCTTGCGTCTTAGTACTCCATCACGTATCAGAACAATCAGAGTATGGTTCACCTATGATGCCACCACCTAGACGTGCGATCCACGGAAAGGTAAGTCAATTGCCGAGCTTAATGCTCACACTTGGGTATGACCCATCACAGGGTCTATTGCGTATCGCATCAGTTAAGAACCGCTTTGGTCCACACTTTGCTGATGCCTCTCAATGGGCATCGCTGTTTGTAAACTTTGCCTCTTGCCAAATAGGAGATGATGATGCCCAAGGTAGGGCTTATCTTCGTGGTGTAGGAGAGGAGAGCACATATGGACAGATCTAAATACGCTTTAACAATAGAAGAAGAAGCTACTTGTGTTGAGGTTGGATACCAAAGACAGAAGCCTTACTTCGGTGACCCAACGAAGAATATCAATTACTCAGAAGGTGACCTATGGGAAACCTGGCAACACGTTGTGTGTGCAGGATCAGAACTTGCATTCGCACGTATGGCTGGTAAAGATAACTTCACTCCACACTACAATAAATGGAAGTCAGAACTTGATATCCCAGGATTTGGAGAGATCCGTTATTCATTTCCACCAGTAAGAGGGATGCGTTACTCAACTAGAGATGATGATAACCTTGTCTATGTGTTAATGTCTGATGGTCTATGTCATAAGACACGACGTGTTGCGCCTGAATGGAAAGGACCTGAGTACACAGCTATAGGCTGGAAGCTTGGATCTGAATGCAAGCGTGATGAGTGGAGATACAATGATAGGACTTGGTATGTACCAGTTGCATACCTTAATCCTATGGAGAGCTTAGTATTCAATGGCTAATAAAAACGGACGCAAAGGTTCTCAGTTTGAGACAGATGTAATGAAGTGGCTCCGCAAAGCGGGTGTCGTTGCAGAACGTCTGACTAAAGCTGGGGCAAAGGATGAGGGCGATATGGTTGTTATCATATCTGGAGAAACCTACATCCTTGAACTCAAGAACAGGCAGACGCTTTCCCTGCCTGAGTTCTGGAGAGAAGCACAAGTTGAGGCGCTTAACTATGCACAGGCACGGGGTCTTGGGGAAGTTCCTCTGTCATACGTGGTAGTTAAGCGTCGCAACTCTTCAATAGATCAGGCTTGGGTAATCCAAGACTTAACTCAATGGTTAAAGGAGAAACAGTAATGCCAGTACCAGGTGGAGAAATAACAACAACAGAGATACTTGTACCAGAAGTTGTACCAGTTGAAGAGGTAGAAGATGATTTGCCAGAACTGCCATAAAGCAGGAGAAGAGAACACTCTTACCCACTACAAGCGTTCATCTCAATGGCACGATAAGTGTGATGATAAGGGGTGTGTATGCCAGCACAAGACTGGTCCAGGACACGTAAAGCGAGCAGGAGTAAGGGTAGAGTTAGTGCAGACTCAATCCCCGTAGGACTAATCGTTGCTCACTATGGTGGTGAGGTAAGAGAAGGTAGATCAGCTTCCGTACGTTGTTGCATTCACAAGGACAGCAGACGTAGTGCTGTTATGAATACGTACGAGAACCTGTACTACTGTCATACCTGCGGTAAGGGTGGCAGCTCAGTAGATATTGTTATGGAACTAGAGAACTTGGAGTTCAAGGATGCCCTCAATCGCGCAATCGAAATCACTGCTGGAAGCGGCCAATCATTACAGTCAGATGATAAACGAAGAGGCTCTAAACTATCTAGAAGGACGTGGAATATCTGATGCTGTTGCCCAACAGTATTCGTTGGGTGTAGTTACAGACCCTATCAATGGTCACGAGATGCACAGAGGGTGGCTATCTATCCCTTACATCACAGCTAATGGGTTGTGTGTGGGGTATAAGTTCAGGCGATTAGATGATGGCAAACCCAAGTACGGATCTCCATTGGGACAGAAGGCTCACCTCTATAACGTTGGCGATATAACTATTGACTCATCATACATAGCAGTATGTGAAGGTGAACTAGATACCGTTATCTTGTCAGGTGTTGTTGGCATACCAGCAGTAGGTGTACCTGGAGTACAGGCTTGGAAGCCACACTTTGTTAAGTTGTTTGCAGGTTATGACAGGGTGTTTGTCATTGGAGACAACGACATCAAAGAAGATGGCACCAACCCAGGAGCTGAGTTCTCCAAGCGTGTCGCACAGGAGATAACAAACAGCACAATAGTAACATTACCCCCATCAATGGACATCAATGACTTCTATCTGGCCAATGGTGCAGATGCAACGAAGGCATTGTTACTGGGTGAGAAGGATGAGTAGAGACGAATGGCTACAGACGGCACAGATTTTGATTACTTCGGGCTTTCAAATCCTAGAGATCAATACGGAAACAGAGACCTTGTTAATACGGCCTATACCGACAAGGTAAATGAGGTTTTCATTGCTGACGTGTGGCGTATTATGGATCAAGCTGGCAATCTATTGGTGCGTAAGCATCACGACTACGGCCCAAAGAACATTGCTCATTCACCAGGTGGACCACTTAATGGTCTGCGTGTACGTATGTGGGACAAGATAGCTCGCATCAATAACCTTCTTGACTCTGGCGTTAAGCCTAGCAACGAGTCCTTGCGTGATTCATTCTTAGATCTATTGAACTACTCTGCCATTGCAATGATGGTACTAGATGGCGTATGGCCAGAGATAGAAGAACCTGATTGTGACTGAACTGCATAAGTCTATCTACGATATAGCACCTAGCGTTGCTAGTGCAATAGCCCGTCGCTTTCGTGGCTACGTAGAACGAGACGATGTACTACAAGAATGCCTTGCTTGGGCATTGACACGTGGCAGGCAGTTCGATGAGATGCTCAGTGAACCTAACCCAGTCCAACGTGTCATCAATGAGAAGCGTATAGCCTGGCAAATGAAGCGTACGGCAGAACGCTATGCTCGCAAGGAGAAGGCGTCCAAGTCTGGCTATCGCACAGGTGATGAGGCTTTCTACGATACAGCTATGATTGCACAGGTCCTGCCTCACGTGATCGCATCCATTGTAGATAACACGGTACTAGAGCAGGCACAAAACATTATTAATGATGGCTCACCTAAGAAGCCTAGCGTCCCAGCAGAAGGCGGCAACCTGCTTGCTACCTTGATTGATGTCAAGCGTTCATACTTAAAGCTTGAAGTAGAAGACCAGACCATACTTCGCTTGCGCTACCACGAGGGACAGACCTTGCAACAGGTAGCACACCTATTAGAATGTGCTACATCTACTGCAGATCGTAGATGCACCAGCGCATTACGCAAGGTGCAGAATGGTTTGGGTGGTGACAACCCTTGGCAATGAAAGAGATTGAGCTATTCTTATTCTTGTTAGATAACAAGTACCCAGACTTACAGAAGTCTGAGGGTATCTATGACTCCTTTGATTGCATTAGTCGTGACTCTGCTGCATACATAGAGTTGAAGTGTCGCCACACTCACTATCCCACGCTACTGATAGAGGAGATGAAGTATCGCAAGCTGATAACCCAGGCAGCAGAACGGGATCTAACTCCCTTCTATATCAATTCGACTCCAGAAGGAGTCTTTTCTTTTGACCTGATGGAAGTGCCAGAGCCTGAATGGTTTAGTCATTGGATGCCAGCGACAACAGAGTTTGCACGTTCTAATAAGGTCAGCAAGTTAGTAGGTTACTTACCAATCGAAGAGGCGGTGCAGCTATGACATCAGCACAGTGCTCTTTATGCAAAGAGATTATTAACTCTGCTTCTGGATTTACTAGGTGTAAGTGTGAAGCGATTGCGGTAGATGATGGCAGATACTTAGCCAAAGATTTAAGAAACGTGATAAAGGTGCCTGATGCAGTATGACTATCGTTGCCCTGATTGCCAGACAGAATTAACTGTTGAAAGATCTATCCACGAGGAACCTCGTGAACCAACCTGCTTTGTGTGTCACATAACTATGGTTCGTAAGTGGGACTCACCTGCCATTACCTTCAAGGGTAAAGGCTTCTATAGTACAGGTGGATAATGACTGAAGGCTTCTACAAAACTGATACTTTCAAGACCTCTAACGATGATACGTGGACCACACCACGTAACTATTTCGATAAGGTTAACGCTGAGTTTAACTTTACCTTAGATGCTGCAGCTCTATCCTCTTCTACTCTAGTACCTGATAACTGGTACGGTCCTGACCATCCTGACCAGTCAAAACGTGATGCATTTAGTAGAGACTGGGCTGAGGAAAGTGCTGGTGCTATTTGGTTGAACCCACCTTATGGTAGGACCATCAAAGATTGGATGCGTAAGGCTAAGCTGGAGTCTATGCGTGGCGCTACTGTTGTATGTCTAGTTCCAGCTCGTACTGATACAGCTTGGTGGCACGAGTATTGTATAGATGCATATGAGATTAGATTTATTCGTGGCCGATTAAAGTTTGGCAATCAACCTAACTCAGCACCATTCCCTTCTGCACTTGTCATTATGAAATGAAAAACCCTACCGCGGAAGGGTGCAGTAGGGTTCTTCGGGCCACAAGAAAGGAGGCGTGGTTCAGATTGTATCAGTACCAGCCTCTTCTGTCGCTATGTTGGAGAGCGCGACACGCACTCCCTGAATAGCGGTGTTCAATGTATCGTAAGCCGTGAAGGATTTGTAGTTCAGGCTCTCTACTACGTTCTCTAAGCAGTTGAGCAATTCCATAAGCTGTTGATCTAGGGTTGTCTGCGAGGTGGTCAAGCCTGCTCTCACGGGTCCATAGGGTGATAAGGCACGTTGCTTCTGCTTTCGTATATCCGAGAGCTCTACTAAACTTGTAAGCTGTTCGTCTGTTCTCACCCTTCTCCTCCATCGTTGCCTTGGTTTGAATTGGTTTGGGTAAGGGTAGTTCCCCTAACTTTTGTACGTGTAATAGTACTAGGCTCAATAGTATTACCGTTAATATCAATCCACGTTTTACCTTCTTGCTCATCACTCACCTTCTCCTTCTCCAGTAATTCTCTATAGTCTTCTGGGTGCAGGTGAGAGAGCTTAATCAATGCCCTATCCCTAGCTCTTCGGTAGTTGCGGTAATAGACAGCTGCCTTTGCAGCACTTGCCATTCTCTTAGCATCACTCATTGACCTACTGCCAATGCTGCAAAGATAACCTTAGTAATATCCAAGGACTGGCCTACTAGGTGAGCGTCTTCCTCATCACTTTCCCAGCCTGAGACTAGAACTCTACAGTTGATAGGGCTACGCCTTAGATATTCAATAGCTTCGTTGGCACTGTTGCCACCCCAGATCGCCACTCCCTTCTCATCTACCACTTCATACAGGTTGATAAGTGGGGATACGCGAGGGTGGAATGCAATTACCTCACTCATTCTCCCCCTCCCCTTCTATATTCTCTTTGACTATATCGTTGATAGTTTTCTCTGGCGTATCTGATGACAGCGAGATCTTTGACAGTGCTTCACCTAATGCTGTTCGCCAATTGCTCCCCTCTCCAGCTGCTAGCTGAGTAGGTTCGCCACCGCTGAAATCAAACAGCTCTACCTTGTTCCACTTCTGTCCTGCCTGTACCACCACTGTAATAACGTGGGTTGTTGTCTCTTCTGTCATCACTCACCCTTCCCTTCTGTATATGTATCAACCATAGATAGTGCATAGGTCATTCTCATTAGGTTCATTCCCGCTTCCTTCTCCGTCTCTTCCTCTTGTATCTGTATTACTGCAAGGTCACGACATAGGTCTGCCTTAGCTTGCCAGTATTCTTTATTCATTACTCTCCCTCTTCTTCTGTAGGTAACACTCTTCCCTTAAACTCTGAGCTGACTATCTTAAACTCGTCACCTAAGTAGTAATTCCAGTCCCATAGTTTAGGGTCACCGTCATAGGTCTCGATCTCCAGCGTGACCAGCCACTTATCTTTCACTCTTCTCCCCCTTCACTAGGAAAGTCTCTGAATAATTCTTCTAGTGCCAGTAATAAGGTGCTCGCCACTCCATTAGCTATCACTCTTCCGCTGCTGTCATATGACTCTATATCCCAAGCTCTTTCAGTAGGGCTTTCACTGTCGTATAACTCTCTCACGCTCAGCGTGTATCGTGTCTCGCTCAGCTCATAAATATCAACGCTCACTTCTCCCACCCTTCTCTCAGTAATTGCCTGACTTGATCGCTAATCTCTTCTGAACCGCAGCTCTGCCAGAACTCAGCCTTCTCAGCGTTCTTTATAGCTTCAGCCCATAACTCATCACTCACCACTACCCCTTCATCACTATCAAACGCTGTCTCAGCAAACTCTTTATCCCAGTACGCCACCAGTAGCTCATCATCTGGGAGATAGCTCATCTGTAGTTGATTAACTAAGTCTCTTACCTTCATTCCTCTTCCTTCCCTTCTAGTCGTTGTTTAATAGCTTGCTTAATCTTGTCGTTGGTTTCAGTATCCATTCCCATCACTACTATATGCGTATCAGCCCAGCTCATTACCCTTCCCCTCTCATAATCTGCGGCAGGTTTAGTGCTCGCCTCACTTGCGCGAGTTGGTCTAGTCTGCCTTGATAGTAATTGCGATCATTGCTTTCCGTTCCTGTACTTAATCTCTCTAGTACCCATTCTGCCTCTACATTTAGGAACTGCTCTAGCTCTTTCATTACTTCCCCTTCCCTTCTGTAAAGTAGCACTCAGTAATTGAACCCCAGCACCAACCATCACCAACCCAGTTAATATGGCCTGATAAGTAGAATGCTGCAGCTAGTAGAAGCCCTATTGCTAGGGCTCTTACTCTCTTTCCTCTCTTTGTAATCATTCCTCTTCCTTCCCGTTTACTGTATCCTGCCAAACCTTGTTACCCCAATCGCGGTGAGATCTGAAGCAGCTACCATAATATGCAACATCTCCAAGGTCTTCACAATATACGCCAGTTAGCTCACCTTTGATAGATACCTTCCCGCTTCTAGTGAATAACCTGCGCACTGTGTAAGTATCGTTCCAAGCTCTGTCAATAGTTAAGCTGTATCCGTTACTTATCGGCAGCGTTACGCCAGTGCTGCGCTTGATTACTCTCCCTCCACTTATAGCGAATAGATTACCCATTCCCAGCTGGTCTATAATATCTTCAGTGTTGCAAGGTCTGAACTCTTCTAGCTTCGTATCTTGCATTACGCTACCGCCTTTGTATAGATACCGTAGGCCATATACAGCTTAGCGATCCTTCTAGCTGCTGCCTCTGTCATTACTGCCGCTGCTACTTCTTCGCCTGTTTCAATATCTACTAGGCGGATATAGCTCTTCTCTCTCCCTGCCATTTTGTTACCCCTTCCAAGGTAGGTTATTCCTAGGCACTTAGCTCTAGGCCATTCCCTACGGTATAGCTACCGTAAGGAATAGTCAAGCTCTAAGCTACTTCACGCGCTAGGCGTGGCGCATTCTCTCCCAGCTCTTCAGTGTCTGCAATATCAAACACATAACGCCAGCTGAAGCGCAGCTTCTCTTCTCCTTCTTCATTCATATACTTACCAACAGGAACTAGGATAGCTGCGCCGCTGCTTCCCTTCTTTACGCTTCTCCCTGCGCTCTTCCAATCGTGGAAGCCAGCGCATTTTGTAGCTGTAGGCTTCTGCCATAGAATAAGTAGCCCATTCCTCACGCTGTAATCTTCTAGCAGCGTTACTGGTACGACAGTCCCGCGCTCTTCCATAATCTCCACTGCGTCAGCTAGTGAGCGAATAAATGCGGCCTTTTCTTCCTTGCTTCTCATATGCTTACTCTCCCGCTTCTTCTCTTAGTAGGCTTTCCATAGTTTCAATTATGGTGTAACGCTTTCCAGCTCTCATTCTAGGTAAATGCTTCTCAGCTTCTTCCAGCGTGTTAGCTTCAATCGTTACTACAGTTTCCACAATATAGGTGTAAAGCTTCATAGTATTACTCTCCCGCCAGCTCTAGCACTGCCCAGCTGCTGCCAGCGTTGATACGCGCCAGCTCTGAGATATCCTGCTCGCGTGTAGTGCTGGCGTTGATAGTAGAGATATCGCGCAGCGCACCTTCATTCATAGTGGCAAACACGCCAGCGGGAAGATTTACAATAGCTGCCAGCTGGCGGCTATCGGCCTTCACTTTACTATTGAAGCTCTTGCCATCATAAGTGAATGGGAATAGTACCCATTCAATAGCTGTCTCTCCCTTTACTTCTTGTACTGTAGTCATTCTTTACCCCTTCCAAGGTTAGGATCTTTCCTAGGCTAGCCCTAGGCCAGCGGCCAGCTCTTGCGAGCTGGCAGCTAGTCAAGCTCTAGCCTATCCCTTCAGCTATTCACAATCGTGGCCATAGTAATACTCTCCCGCTTCTTCTTCATTCAATAGGTTGAATATTCTGCCGCATTCAATGCAGCGAGCTCTAGTCTGCAGCTTGAAAGTCTCCATTTACTTATTCTCCCGCTTCATATTCTTTATATTCCTGCGCTTCTCTATCAAACACGCGATAGCCGCCGCAGCTGCATTCTCCTAGAGCTGGGATATCGCCATAGATATACTTATGAATATGCGCCATTTACTTTCCTTCCTGTAATTCTGCAAGGATAGCTTCAGCTTCTTGCAGCGTGTCGGTATATCCAAAATAGTGGTTCTCAGCTGTCTGATACTGGTAACGATAGGCGAACCCGCCGCTCATTCCTGTTGCTTCTATTGAATGAATAATCACTTTACTTTCCTTCCTTATATCTGCGAGCTGCCCAGCTGGTAGCTCTAGCCTTAGCTTCCTCTAGTGTAATATCTCTATGCCAGCGATTAGAGCTCTTGTGGCCGCCAGTGGTGAGCAGCGTGTAAATATCTGAGCTTCCCAGCTGGTAGATAGTGGCGCGAGCCTTAGGGTTGATAGGGTTGCCAGTGCTGCGCTCTACTAGCTCAGCTGGCAGCTCTAGGCTAATCATATTCCAGTCTTTACGCTCTATCAGATTATCCGATAGGAAATTGTCTAGCTTCATTTACTTACCTTCCTTCCTGTATGAGCTTCAGCGTTAAGTCTGCGAGCTGTGACCCGTTAATCTTGCC